AAGAAAATTATCTAACTCTCTCACTTCTTTAAACCTTAATAACCAATTCTTGAAGTGTGGTGCTGGGTTTTCAGATGTGTTAAAGAAAGATTTGACTCTCTCAATCGCTTCATCGTAAGCTTCCTGACCGTGAAGACTCATTTCGTAAGTCAACTGGTCGATGTTACAATACATTTGGTCTATTTTTCCAACTTTGGATCTCACCCAATATGGAATTTCCATAACAACTTGCCGGTCTAAAGGTGCGACATATTGTTTAAGGTAATCATTGAAGACAAAACCTCTTTTGAGAAAGGTTACATCTTCTAAATTCCTATATGGAACCATAGCGCCATCTGTTTTCGTTTCATCCGTATATTCGAAGCCATATTCCAACAAAGCTTTGGATATTGTTATCTGATTGAATCTCTCCAACGCCACTAACCTAATCGAAGCTACATTATCATCACCATAACATGCCAACTTAACCATCTCTTTGAAATGTATTAAAGAAGACACATTCTTATCATGTACTAAGACCCATGCGAGCCTAAATAAAAACATGTTTGTTATAGTGTTCATTGTAGTTGTGAAAGGATGTCCTGACGGTAGTGAGGATAACCAGATATAAATAAGGTTGAAAAAGACATGAATTGAGGTTGATAAATTGGCCATCAAAGCGTGTCTAATTTTAGCATTTTCTTCACCATCGTTGTACCAACGGTTAATGTAGTCCGTAGCTTTAGAATTAATTTGTGGGTGGTTTTTCCCATCAAAAGATTTATAATCTCCTGCAGCCACTTTATCTCCTACAGTTTTAAGAAACTTAACTAATTCATTCCACTCCTCACCGTAAGGGTTAATTCCTACAGCGCTTCCACTATGTATCTTAGCTCTCATGAAATTGGCTATAAAAGCCATGAAAAACATCCTAAAAGCTATAACATAATGAACTGGAGCTCCTGATACTAATCTAGTTTTGCCATCATCTACTTTGCCAATAGTCCTTCTCTCATCTTTAAGGAAGTCTTTGTATATAACATCAGATACAATTCCCTGTCTAGCTTCATTCACTAATTTCTCTACGTCTTTCTTCAACGCCAAACATTCACTGTTCTCTAAGTCATATGATTCTCCGTTTCCAAAGAACGCTTCTTTACCTTTCTTGCCTTTTGTTGTAGTTTCGCAATAAGGATAACCTGCTGAGGTTGAGCGTGGTATTGCTTCAAAATATTGCTCTCCGGGAATTCCCAAAATAGCTTCTTCAAAAGTGAGGATTCTTTTGTGTCGAATCCCGACTTCTTCCATGCTATTAACGATTTCTCGGAAAACATCGTCCATACAAGCGTCTACCACACTCTCTTCTATATATTTAACATCTGCAATGTATTTTGATCTAGCTTTCTCCATAGGATTAACTCGATCTCCATTACTATTCACAAATGGTGTTAAGTGTGCAGGTTTGGTTTTTGCTTCACCCCATGCATTGTAGCATGGTGATTTGGTTAATCTCGATTTAATTGACATTTTAGATGCCAAGTTAGTACGAGACAGTGAAACAAAACCAGGTAAACATTCTCCAGATTGAATATCAAAACTTGTTAAGTCTCGAGTCAATTCTCCAGGAAAATTTTTAATTGTTTCTTCTAACAACTCTAAAGTAATAACATTAGATAAGCATACATGTACACCGTTACCGGCAACATGCATACCTACTATCTTTTGATTACCACTACCAGAGTCGTTAAGGTATAATAAACTTCCACAATCTCCTTTTCTTGTCACTGCATTGTACTTCACTGCGGTTCCTAAAATCGTAGTCTCGTCTGTCGTCTCATTCACTTGGGGTATATTGTGAACAATCGTACTAAGAGACATAAATCTTCTTCCTTTCTCAACATCTCTAATGTCTAAAATAACATTTGCTTTGTTCAAACTATTGTAATATTTCTCGCTAACGAAAAATTTACTCACATCAGCGTGAACAGGGAAAATGCTCGGTAATAGTATTGCAACATAGTCGCTATCTTTAACTTCTACTCTTTTACAATCAAGTAACGAGTAGGTACTAAAGGTAAACTTTTTGTCGCAATCTACTTTAACAAAATCTAATTGTAAATCTCCATATTCTTCAAAAATGCTTATGTAATGCAAAGGCATTATAGCTATGCGTCCTCTAATGAACGTCATATATCCTACAATACTACTTCCATTTTTAATGCAATAATGATTTCTTTTGGCGACTTTACTAATAATGTTTTCCATGTTATCGTCATATCCTCCTTCTAGTTTCATTTGGTTGGGATCTTCGATTACTGGTTTAACATACTTATCATTGTATTTACTCTTGTTAAACTTGTACCATCTCTTCTCTTTTCTTCCATCTTCACTAATGCTTTCGTTAACTAATACGAGTCTATTTTTGCTCTGTTCAGGAGCAAAAGCCTTATAAGACATTAAGCTGAGGCCTACTATTGTAGACACAGCTGTAATT